GGCAAAGATGACAGTAGAAAATATAGCAGAAGCAGCAGGTGTATCACGTAAGCATGTGTACACAATAGTAAACAAGGAAGGTAATGATGGCGAAGTTTAATTTAGAAAACTACGAGACAGTAGAAGATAGATTAAAAATATTCTGGAAGGATAATCCAGACGGCAGGATAGAGACAGAAATAGTACACATAACTGCTGACGGTACATGCGTAACTATTAAAGCAGAACTATACAAGGACCTAACAGATGCAAGACCAGTGACCACTGGTACAGCACAAGAGACTAAAGGTCAAGGTGGCTTTGCTAATGCGGACGCATGGATGGAGAACTGCGAGACTTCTGCAATAGGTAGAGCTTTAGCTAACTGGAAATACCAGGGCAGCAATAAACCTAGACCAAGCAGAGAAGAGATGAGCAAAGTATCTGACAGTAAACCAGCTGCACCTAAAAAAAAACCTATAGTACAAGAGAAGGTGACATCCCCTTCTAATGAACTTAAACAAATCATATTAGATATGTGTGGCAAGGATAAAGATTTTGCTACTAATGTATGGAAGTACACAAGTGATAGAGTTAAGGTCAAACCAGGTATGCCAGAGAGCATAGTAGATTACACAGAAGATGACCAAAAAACTTTTATTGATGTTGCATCTAAGTACATTGATAAACAAAAGAAAACATTTGAAGAACGTCAAGGTAATTCAGATGTAATAAATACCATCATTGAAACATTTGATGGTGACGTAGAAGTAAAAGAAGGAGACGACATGGCAGACATACCAAGCGGAGACTGGGAGAAGGACGCACCTAGTGAGAAGCAACTTAACACATTTAATAATTGTGTTAATAAAGCTATTGATAACGGAGACGATGAGCTAGCAGCAAAAGCTAAAGCAGCATTGTCAAGCGGTAAGATAACTAAAGGTAATATATTTGACTGGGTTGACACAGATACTTGGTCACTTAAAGACGGTTCATAACATGCAGTACATGAGAGTGAAGAAGATACCTAATGAAGGGACCGATTCACACCGAGTCTTGGAGAAGCTAAGAGAAGCTAACTGGGACTGGGTATGTGGTACTACATTCCAACAAATGTATTTACCTACATACGCACAACGCGTAGCTGACCTACGCAAGATGGGTTATGGTATTGAAGCTGCACAATGTAGAGACCACATGTTTTGGAACCACAATCATAGAGGTAATGTAGCTATGTATAGATTAACAGATGATGAGGAGGCACCGTTCTAATGGCGGATTTAAAAAACGTAGAGACACTTGAATTAATCAAGGAGTTATTAACAAGACAAACACCTAACAAGGTAAATTTATTTAGAGAAGCAACTATAACTGCTAAGGATGGAAGAGTACAACTCTTAGGAATTATGGCTGCAGTAGAAATGAAGTTAGATACAACAGAAGAGGAGGAGTAATGGTATTAGATATGATGTTAGAAGATGCTATCAAAGAATCTAAGATGTGGGAGATAAACAATCCCAGGGTACACGCACTGCTGCGTAACCTTATGTTGTTTATTGACCACTCTGACAGCATAACTGATACACAAACACAAGAGATATTCTCTTATCTATTAACTTTGACACGTGCATACGGTGACCCTAAGTTTAATGTACCAGCAGGTGGCTAAAGAATCTTTAGGTTATCCCATCCTTTTTTATTTACAGTAAATGTAAGTACACCTGGATGGGACCAAAGACCAGACCTTGCCGTAAAGTCTATGCTTTTATCTAAGCTAGGAGATTGAAACCAAGTTCTATCACCTTGCTGCTTTGCACGGAAGTGATGATAGTGACCTGTAATAAGAATCTGTACGTCACTCATCGGTAAGAATCCATACATCTGACCCTTCCACCAGTTCTCTATTTTATTCTCTGGATTACCACCACTGTAACCTGTCATGTGACCATGTGTCCAACCGCAAGGTATTGATTTTATAGTCATTACCTGGTGAAAGCCATCTGGTACATCAACTGTTACATTCTTGTAACGTTCTTTATTAGCAGACATAATCTCTTCACATATCTGTAGGTGCATAGTATCAGAGTTATCTAACCTGCTTGTAGCAACTTGACCTTTACTGGTCCTGGACATCTCACCATGGTTACCTGGCGCACCTGCAAGTATTAACTTATCTGCATGTGGTAAGAATGTATCTATTGTTTTCATAATCATTGACCTAGCTAATGCGTATTGCTCAATCAGTGAGAGAGAAACATTGTGTGGTTGACTCTCGTAAAAATGTGGTGTACAGTTTTCTGTGAGGTCCCCTAATCCTATCATATATATTTCATCTATCATTACACCAGACTTGCGCAGCTCTTTGATTCTATTGACCGCATCTTGTAAAGCTATGTCATACCTCTTGATTGTATTCTCTACTCCGTAATCTTTTTTTCCAAGTTGCCAATCTGCCATGAAGAATAAGAATGCTGTGTCACCACCATGAGTTTTTAATTTAAGAGGTGGTTTTCTACCTGCTTGTTTGAATAATGCTTTGAAGTATTTATCTTGACCAGGATTCTTCTTACGTACTATACCTTTAAATGCAAAAAAGGTTTCTGTTCTGCCACCTTTTAATTGTACGTTCCAGCTACTAGCTTTAACTGTATCTACAATTTCATATAGCTTGGGGTCAAACCCCCAGTCACGCAGAATATCATCAAACTTATTTCTAAAGTCTGGGTCCGTGCCAACGTGTGTGATTTCACCTTGACCAGTGGCTTCGTTAACCTCTAGTCCAGGTTGCCATCCAGATTTATAGAAGTTATTACCCCATTCTTCTGGAACTTTATTAGTCATATATTAACCTCCCTGTTATAACCATTATACATAGCTGCAACAGGGTAAGTTACGTTTTAAAAATTACTTAGTAATTTGTTTTTTTGCGTATGTCTTAATGACTGCAAGTGCAGCACCACCACCAGCAAGTGCAGCTAACTGTAAAGTTTCAGCTTCTACACCAACTAATGGAGCAACTGTTAATGCGCCAATGAACGCCTCTACGAATGTCCAAGCAGTACGCTCAATCATATCTTTAAGGTCATCACTCATTTTATACTCCCATGAATCGGACCAAGGTGTCCACCATACATCCTTCTTGAATGTACCATCCTGGTTTCTTGCTCTTTTAAATCTTTCAAACATTATCTTATTACTCTTCCTCTTAGCATAGCATGTGTCTGTAAGACATTACCGTTAATCTCTTGCAGTTTCTCGTACACATCATTAGGTTCTTGTGTTTCTAGTTGTATCTTGCTGTACTCTATAGTCACTTTGTTACCTATTAATAATTGTTTTGCAACTTTATTATATAACTTGACGTAAGCATTTTTACTGCTGCCTACCATGCCGTTAAAGTTTACATCTAAATCTTGTTGTGTGTCACCTACAATTAGACAACCACTTGTATGTTCATCAGTGTTACCTGTATGTATAAGTATATATTCAAATCCTGGTACATCTTGTAACCACAACATGCCATAATGGTCTGCACCATAACGTTGTTTATATCTAGTATGGAATCCTCCTACAGTTCTAAACTTTATTTCGTATGTACCTTCTGGTATGCAAGTCTCATGCATAACTTTTACTGATTGATACTGGTCCTCTAACGTATAACATTCAAAGATGCCATCAATAAATAACAAACCATTGGTTGCATCTCTACCCAGCTGCGTTCTTACAACTTGTAATTTCACCTATATCTCCAAACTTGCAATCACATATATTAATATGAGTTTGTTTTTCATCAATATATGATATGCACATTAAGAACCACCACAGCAACCACTACCACAGCAGTCCATATTACTCTCCTTTTCTAAAACCTATGGTCAATAACCATATACCTAAAGTTATTATAGTGGCTAAACCTGTGATTTGCTGCGCGCTTCCTGTTAAAGTAAGTGTCGCAATCACCAGACCCACCAACGTCCAGCTAAGGTTTAGTGTTTCTTTAATTATTGTTACTAACCAAGACCATAACTTCTTAATCATTAGCTTCTCCTAAATATAAATGCAGCCATACTAGCTATTCTAGTCAAGATTACAGGAACTACGACCTCCTGTGCTTTTTCTTTTTGGTCTTGTGTCATGTCATCTCCTATGTTGTCTAGTGTTATTCCTTCAAAATCTACATCAACAAAAACTTCTATAGGATTTTCAATAAATGCTTCGTACTGTACCTCTGTAACAACATCAGCAAGGGTGTAGTTCTCTACATCTGCATTCTCTACAGCTCTCTCTACATATTCTTCTACTGCTTCTGCAATTACCTCATCATCCTTTACAGCTTCTGCAATAATCTCAACATCCTCTGCTTCTACCTGCAATACTTCAGCAACAACCTCTACTTGTTCCTCTGTAAGTTCTTCTACATCTGCAATAGCTTCCTCTACTACTGCTTGTACTATCTCTTGTACTTCTTCTGTTGCTTTGTCTAGGTTTTGTACACCAACATCATTAACTTGTTCTATAACTTCTATAACTTCTTCTGTGGTAGCTTCTTCAACGATAATTTCTTCAACGATTTCTTCAACTTCAGATACTGCTTCAACGACTTCTTTTTCAGAAAGTTCTTCTGCAGGTTTCTCCTCAACATCTTCCTGTACTGGCTCATCCAAAACTTCCTCATCAACTTCTTCATCTTCCACCACAATAACAATGTCATCTTCTTCTACCTCTTCTTCCTCTACCTCTATAACAATTATAATATCTTCAGGTATCTCTATTATTATTTCTTCTTCTATTGCATATACTTCTTCAAGATTTTGTTCTTGTATTTCTTGAATAGTATCTATAAGCTCCTGGACTTCTTCTTCTGGTAAATCTAATTCTTCTAAATCAATAGATTCTTCTAACTCTTTTTGTATCTCTGCTTCTTTTTCAGCTTCAATCCTTGCAAGTTCTTCTTCGTATTCTCTTTGCTCTCGTTCCTCTCTTTCAGAATCAAGCTCATAATATCCTGTTTCAGCAAAGTTTTTATCTATTTCTTCTTGTATTGCTTTTTGTTCAGCTTCCCACTCTGCTAATTCTCTAGCTTCTCGCTCTGAATCTGTTTCATAATAACCTGTATCTTCATAATTAGATTGCTTTTCTTTTTCAATGCGTTCTTCTTCAGCTTTTCTTTCAGCTTCTCTACGCTCTGCTTCCTCTCTTTGCCTAATTCTCTCCTGCTCTGCTTCATATTCAGCTTGTTCTCTAGCTTGTCTTTCATCATTAGTTTCTCTAATACCTGTTTCAACTTCGTTATTATTTCGCTCAACATCAAGTGGATTAATTGTAGTAGTAGTCGTAGTTCTCA